CCAAAAAGTAGCAGATGCAATTCTTACTATATTTAATACACGTCACGATTTAGAAATCTTTAGAAAGAAAGCTCTATACATTTATATTAGAGAAATGACTGATTGTGAAACTCCAACCCTTACAAAAGTAATTTCAAAACTAAAGGAAGAATTTTACAACGTACACAGAACTTATCAAGAAGCAGGATTTTTAATCCAATAATCTATTTATAAAATAAATACACTATGGGATTAGAAACGGTAATTTTTGGAAGCAAAACAGTTTCAGACGTATTAAAGGAGATTTACGACAACTCTAAAAATAAATCAAAACAAGTTAATTCTCTTATAGGGGAACTAAAACCTCTTGTAGAAAACATAGGAGATGCAACTTTGGTTGTTCCTATGATAAAAGAATACTTGGAGGTTGGAGTTAAGAATGATGAGCATCTTATTAAAATGGTAGCGCTTGTCCAAAGACTTGAATCAGGAGGAGGAAAAGATGCAGCAGACTTCTTCAATCCAGAAGAGCTTGCAAAACTAATGGAACAGAGTGAAGAACTAGGAAAGCAGCTAGATAAAAAAGACGAAGAGTAATGGCGTATAAATCACATTTAACGGCAAGAGTAAGTTCCAAGGGATCAGGAGGAGGTAAAGGAGGTGGCGGTACAGTCTATGGAAGAGTTATTAGAACCATTCTTACACTATCGGATCCTGACTGTAAAGATTCCTCTATGTTAAATGGTGTATTTTATAGGATACCCAAAACTCCTGGAGATGAAACTAAGGATACAGGTGTAGATAATACAGTTTTATTTGCAAAACAAGGAGATGCCTCTATGAGAGTAATTCCTATGCCTGGAGAATTAGTAGAGATAGTTCCTGCTTTAGGAGTAAATGCTACAGGAGGAAAGGTAATGTATTGGGGTAAAATAGTAAATGTCTGGAACCATCCACACCATAATGCTGTTCCTGATATAAAACAACAAGACTGGAGTGATAGGCTTATTGGAGGACAAACCGAAGAGGCCACAATAAGTCCACTACAAGCCAATCCAGGAGATACACTTTTTGAAGGTAGATTAGGTCAGTCATTGAGATTTGGAGGATATAGAGGAGTTCAATCAAAACTTATAGATAGTGCTAATGATGGAAAGCCTATTATATTAATAAGCAACGGTCAAGCCAAGACAGATGAAGGAAATACTCCCATAGAAGAGGATATAAATGAAGACTACAACTCAATACACCTACTATCAGATCATAGAGCAAACCTAACCGCAAGTAATACAAAAAGAGATTCATATAACACAAAACCACTATCTTCAGATCAATTTAAAGGTAATCAAATAATCTTAAATGGAGGAAGAATATATTTTAATGCAAAAGAGGATTCAATTTTACTATCTGCAAAAGAGTCAATAGGCCTAAATGCAAATACAATAAACTTAGACGCTACAGATTATTTTTGTGTAGATGCTAAAAAAATATATCTAGGAGTAAAGGCAAGAACAGGTCAAGTAGAGAATGCAGTCTTAGGAATGCAGTTAGATAACTGGTTACAGAGTCTAATAGCTAACTTACAGATTATAGCAGGTGCAATGAAATCAGCTACTAATGGAGGTGGAGCAGTTGCATCACTCCAAGCAGCAGGTACAGCTCTAGACATTACCTTAAACAGCTTAAAGACGCAGATCAAGAATATAAAATCAAGTAAAGTATTTATAGAATAATGGGATTCAAATCTAACATATCAGGAATAGTTGCTCAGCAATTAGGAAGTTTACAAGGGAAACTTGTAGCTCAAATAGAAGGCAGAGTTTCTGATACTTTGAAGAAGTTTAGTAATGAGTGTCCAACTTCTTCTGAATTACAAAAAATAATTAATACAAAAAATAACCTACTAGCAGCTTTAAATTCCTTTGAAAGGAGAATAGCATCGTTCAATGGAGCAATTGGAGGAATGCAAGGAGCTGTTTCAAGTGCAAAGGTAGTGATTCAAGTAATTAAAGCAATTCCAATACCAACAGCTATAATTCCACCAACGACAGGAGGTATAGGAATACCTGTAAGCATACTAACACGCTATAGTGATGCATTGGTATTATTAAATAAGATAATAGAAGTACTAGAGAACGATATAGACGGAGTAAAAGCAGTAATAGGGTCAGTTTCGTCGACTATAGCGTCTTTAAAACGTAGATTAGAAACAATAGATCTAGCAATAGAAACATGTAGCAAGAAGCAGCCAGCAGAATTAGCTCAAATATTAGCAGTAGCCCAACCACCTGAAAATACAGGATCAGAAGGCACACCTAATGCAGACTATTTGTACAAAGGGTACGTGCTAGCAATTATTGAAGATCCAAATTCTCCTAAAATAGCTCCAAGAAGATATGCAGTAGCTAAGGATAAGGGAGGAACAATTCGATTAAGAGGAGAGTCCTCATTCAGTTCAGATACGCAAGTTTTACTAGATGAAGTAAAATTTAAGATAGATAACCAGTTTACATAACATAACTATTTATTAATATGAAGTTAGATTTATTAAAAAAATTAATAAAAGAAGCAGTAAAAGAAGCAGTTCGTGAAGAATTGGAAACAATTCTTTCTGAGGATATAAAGCCTGCACAGGCACCTAAACAAACTGTAACAAAGTATGCAGAACATAAACCAGTAGTAGCAAGACCAGCTGCAACAGGCGATCCAATTGCAGATCTAATAAATGAAACTAAGTACTCGATGACTCAAGGAGAATATCAAAACTTAGTAAGTGCAACTTCTGACATGGTCCAAGCACCAGGTTTAGGAATGAACCCTATAGAAGGATTTAGACAAGGTCCTGAACCAGGATTAGATATCTCACAGTTTGATTTTATGATGAGAGCAGGAGACGTATACAAAGCATCAGTACAAAAAGATAAAGAAAGATTTGGAGCATAATGGCATTTAACGTACAACAAATAAATCCACTAGACTTACAACCTAGAAAAGCGGTAGGAGTAGGACTACCATTCTCCTCTAAGTATGTATTTAACTCTACCTATACTACTAAAGATGCAATAAAATCAAATCTTATTAACTATTTTTTAACAGAAAAAGGAGAGAGGTTTTTAAATCCGGCATTAGGGGCAGGTTTAAGAGCACTTCTTTTTGATCAAATGACAGAAGATAAGAAAGAAGAGATTAAGTTTGTTGTTAGGCAAGGAGTAGCAGAGTGGTTTCCAAATATAAATATTCAAGCTCTAAACATTGCATATAACCAAGACATGAATACAGTAACAGTTAGTATGAGTTATAACGTAATAAGTACTAACATACAAGATCAATTAGTAATTAATTTTGAACAATAATGGCTCAAGATAGAGATATAAAATACGTAAATAGGGACTTTGGAGATTTTAGAGGCCAATTAATAGAGTACGCTAAGAACTACTTCCCAGATGCCTACAACGACTTCTCCCCAACATCACCAGGTATGATGTTTATAGAAATGGCTGCCTATGTAGGAGATGTATTATCATTCTACCAAGACACACAACTACAAGAAACATACCTTCAACACGCTAAAAATCCAGCCAACTTATATAACCTAGCATATATGATGGGTTACCGTCCAAAAATAACAACTCCAGCTACCGTTGATATAGAAGTATCGCACGTAGTGGGAGCAACTGGAGGAAATCCAAATTGGGGTCAAGCACTTAGTATACCGAGCAATACAAGAATAAAAACCACCACATCAGGACAGGTAAATTTCTTTATAAATAAACCAATAGATTTTACATTTTCAAGCTCTTATGACCAAACACAGGTAGGAGTAGAAACGTTAAGCAACGCAGGACAGCCTATAACTTTTAGATTAACCAAAACGGCATCTGCAGTATCTGGAGAAGTAAAAACAGTAACAGAGACAATAACATCAGTAGAAAAATTTAAAACTATTACTATTGATGATACAAATATAATAGGGGTACTTTCCATTACACAAGATAATGGTGCTACTATATGGTACGAAGTTCCGTTCCTAGGACAAGATACAATCTTCGTAGACAACACAAACACAAACCCAGATGCTCAAATTGTTCCATATAGCTTAACACTTCAAAGAGTTCCTAGAAGATTCGTAACTAGATTTACCTCAACAGGTCAATTACAAATTCAATTTGGAGCAGGTATAACAGGACAAGACGACTCAATAATAACGCCAGATCCAACTAATGTAGGATTAGGAACAAGTCAAGGAGTAAACAGGATAAGCTATGCATATGATCCTTCTAATTTTTTATCAACAAAATCATATGGACTTGCACCTTCTAATACAACTCTAACAATTACCTACCTAGTAGGAGGCGGAGTAGAGTCAAATGCACCTGCAAATAGTATAACAAGTTTAGTTTCAACTATTACAGATCCAACTAACTCTCTTACATTTAATAATCCACTTGCAGCTATTGGAGGAAGGGATGGAGATACTGTAGATGAATTAAGAGAAAATTCACTAAGAGCTTTTAACGAACAAGGAAGAGCAGTAACTTTACAGGATTATACAGTAAGAGCTTTATCGATGGATTCTAAATACGGATCAATTGCAAAAGTATATATAACACAAGATCAGTTGACAAATCCAAATAGTGCTACAGATAGCATAATAGATAGCAATCCACTATCTCTATCAATATTTACACTAGCTTACGACAATAATAAAAATCTAACACCAGCAACAGCTACATTAAAAAACAATCTTAAAACATACCTCTCAGAGTACATGATACTAACAGATGCACTTAATATAAAAGATGCGTTTGTTATTAACATAGGTATAAATTTTGATATTATAGTAAAACCAAATTATATAGGAAAAGACGTATTACTAGCGTGTACGAATCTACTAAAAGATTACTTCAACATAACAAAGTGGAATATTAACCAACCAATAAATCTTTCAAGCATATACACATTACTAGACCAAGTAAAGGGTGTACAGACAGTACAAAAAGTAGAAATTGTTAATAATGCAGGAGGAATATATTCACAATATGAATACGGTATACAAGGGGCAACTAGAAGTAACATAGTTTACCCATCTTACGATCCATGTATATTTGAAATAAAATTTCCAGACACAGATATTAAAGGAAGAATAACAACAATATAACATGGCAGTATACAGAATATTTCCTGAAAAGGATGCGTTTATATCATCAGAAGTTCCTACAGGCAATACTGGAAAAGATGAAATAATAGAAATAGGTGGATATGTAGATAGTACCGGTTTAGGACAAACCAACCGTATAGTAGTACAGTACAGTACTTCTGAAATTAACGATGCAATTGCAAATAAGGTAACAGGATCATATAGTGCAAGCTTAAGTTTGTATTTAGCAGACGCATACCAAATACCAGTTAACTATGCTTTGTATGCATATCCTGTTTCTGGAGCATGGGATAGCGGAGTAGGAAAGTTTGGAGATATTCCAACTAACACAACAGGAGTTTCTTGGAAATATAGATTAGCAGGAGAAGCAGGTGAATGGGCAACAGGTAGTTTTGCTGCAAACACTACAGGGTCGTACCTATCAGGATCAACACCTGGAGGTGGAAACTGGTATACAGGATCAGCAGGTATAAATTTAGAATTTACACAATCACACGCTCTAAATTCTACTAACGATGTAAATATAGATGTTACAAAAGCTATACAGTTATTTAATTCAAATACCATAGTTAATAGTGGGTTTATATTAAAATTACCTAACAATCTAGAATATAATACAACATCCTCTATCCGTCTTAAATACTATGGCGTAGACACAAATACAATCTACCCACCTTTCTTAGAATT